CACGCGATCGATAATCTGAGTCCAATCAAGATCAGTACGAAGCAGGCCAGTGTTGTCACGGGCCGTCAGGTACATATAGCTCAAAAGATCACCCTTGCGCTCAACACGAATCGTCGAAATACCACCTGGAGTAGGCTGACCCTGGATCAGCTGACGCTCGACCGAGGATGCAAAGTGGGTGTGACGCTTGTACTGTGAACGAAAGAATGAAGCCTCAGGGCTGCCCGTAAGGTGGACATCCTGAACGCCAGTAGCAACGAGCTGGGCAATACCACCAGACATTTACTACTATAATGTATTTTTTTTAGCTCAAACTGCGGCAATAGATTTTGCAAGAGGATTATTTGACAGCTGCTTCTGTGCTACATCGAGCTTGCATGCCCATGGGTTCTCATTACCCTTGTATCCATTGAATTTTGCGTAGGTTGGGGTGGAGTAATTGCCCATTCGGCCGCCGTCAGCCGGACCGATCGGGAAGGACATGTTATCCTGGCGGACAGACGTTACTGCGCCGTGAGCATTGACAGGGTCCGCTCGGACATTCATACGGCCGCCTGGCAGCATACGGCCTGTACCGTTGTTACCGCGGTACATGTTGCCGCGGAGGTTGTTGGCCTCAATCTCAAATCCAGAGTCTTTGCGGAAGAACTGGGTGCCAAAGCCGAGGCCGTCGGCGCCGCGGTTTACAGTCTGGGACTTGCGAGTCGGCTGAAGAGTACGCTGGTATTTTGGACGAGACTCTGGTGCCTGAATGGGTCCCCCCTGGCCCTGTGCAGTGCCGCGGCCAGGTTCGCGGTGGTAAATCTTGGGCGGGCGCTGAGTCTGCGTAAGGCCACCTTGTTGGGTCCAGCCAGACTGGACGAGGGCGACTGGTGGACCGGAGCGACCCTCGAGCTGTACGAGACGATCCTCGTTGACGTTGGTGGGCGACACACGGAACAGCTGCTGGAAACCACCCGCAGCTGGAATGTTCGGGCCGACACCGAGACCTGGACCGACGTTCAGACGCTCGACTGGCGGAAAGTTGTTCATTTTGTTCGTCACGGCCTGACGATTGTACAAGTTGTAGACGGGCTGACCATATGGATTTCTGTTTGCCAGTGGCGAAACATCGGAAAACGTACCAGCAACCTCGCGCTTACGGGCAGGCACACCCGGGAACGGGTCATTTATGACCGATCCCTGAATACCCATGTCGTTCGAGTTGAGATGATACGTTTGACGAGAACCTTGAGGAATCTGATCCATGATCGCAACCCGAGGAGGGGCATCCACAAGGGCATCCTCGCGATCACTCATCTTCTTTCCTGCATATACTAGACCAACAACAGCTGCTAGGGCTAATGGGTCCATTACTATCTTTTAACAATATTTTAACGGGAAGGGAGGTCTTCACTTGCAGTCGTTGCGGATTGACATACCGAGAATCTGTGGGCTGATACGCGTTGGGGGTGCAGCCACCTGGTACCGCTTTCCGAAAAGGACATTCTGAAGGTCGCCACGAGTCGTTACTGGATCCTTGGTCCAGACACGACCTGGAGCAAGGCCGTACTGCAGAGGAAAATCAAAAGGCTTTTCCGTCCAGTACCGGTTGAAACGAGAGGTCATCTGGGGACGGAGGATATCGTCCGTCGCCACAATCTCAGTCAGCAGTGGTACTAAAGGACCACGCTCCTGAACCATACGCAAGCCTGGCTGAAGAAGAGGCATCTTTAATAATACTTTATATTAAAAACCTGCGTTTTGTGTTGTGCGATTAAACACACCGCGCTGTTGGACACGCTCCATAGCTCTGAAGCTGTTGTCTGGATCGCAAGCACCTGGAGTGTCGCGGCACATTGGTGCGTTGCGATCGCCGTAGGCTGCAGTCATGAAAGCCTCAATGTCGTTAGGAATCGTTGTCGATGCGACGGTGTAAAAGTTGCGCTCGGCATCAGCCTGTCTCTCGAATGGGTGAATAACGTCCCACTGCTTGCGAACCTCCTCGCGAACAGTTGGGTAGTAGGCGGCGGACGGCCGATCTGGGTTGTCCTGATAGTCCGTAATCAGAACGTTACCCATAGGGTTGTCTAGCGTGGGCATGGTGACGCCGCGCATAGCCCGACCGTCATTGACTGCCGCGAACGCACGACCCTCCTGAATCATACCTGAACGGCTAAGCATATAAAGAATACCCATCACCAGTGCTGCTAATGCGAAGATACGGGCGTCACGCTTGATGATGTATATAATCACCGTCGCGTAAAGGATGAAACGTATCGTCGAATATGTACGGTCTTCGGCCGTCTGACGTGACGACGGCCAAAAACTCAGCAGCTTATCATTACGGAAAATCTGTCGAAAGTCCATTATTACTATTACTTCTTCTTATTTTTTGTAGGCTGGGCACCACCCATGAGGGACATCATGCTCTTCATAAGGGCATCCTCGTCGATACCGTCCGTCTTGATCTTGCCCTCGAGCTGCTCAGCCATACTCTCAATCATAGACATGGTCTCGGGTGGAATTGCGCTAATCATCATACCGAGCATATACAGCGACTGGAGGTATTGCCAGATGGCATTCTTGGTATTCTCCGACAGTGAATCATTCCAGTGAACCTTCATATTCGTATCGCGCAGAAACTCAATCTCCTCGGCGTGATCGCGGAAGAATGACTCATCCTTGTTCTGCATCTGAGTTACATACGGACCGATGTTCGACATGAAAGTGGACAGAGGCAGACGACCATTCGCCATACGAGCCATCTCGAACGACTCCTGATAATTCTTGATAGCCGGCTCCTCTGGAAAAGTCTTGACGAGCTCGTTAATAAACTGCTCCATCATATCGTTGAATGCATTGACGGTCGTCATTTGTTAATATGGGGCATTTATTCTTTAAACGAAAAACGAGCCTTTTTTAGTACGGTTCTGTAATAATCTGCTCATTCTTTACGCCACTGTACGACATGATAAAGTAGACCAGGATTGCGTTCAGAATAGCAGGTTTCATATAGGTTGAGTTTGGAAGACCCGTCTGGTTGTTAATCTTGTTTTTGAAGTAGATGTATCCGGCAGTGATTACGGCTGCAAAGACGGCTGCAACAGTAGGGTCCTTCAGATCCATTAAAGGATATTAACTTTTTATTCGGGGTGAGTTCCCTCAGCCTTTTCGGCTGCATCATCAAAAAGAGACTCTTCTTGTTGGGGGTGAGCCTGGGTCACTGGAATTGATTTCACCTCTTCTGGCTGTGGTGGTTGTTCTGTAGGCTGACCAGGAGGCTCTTCTGGGAGAGCATCAATGGGATCCATTGGTTCCCCCTCCTGTACTGGCTGCTGTTCCTCCTCCTGTTGTTGTTCCTCTTCGTTGAAATCGAATCTCTCCTCATCGTCCGCAATCAGGTTCAAAAGAATCTGCTGCATGGGAATCATTTCGTCCATCGTCTTTTTGATGACGATTGTGAACCGTTCAGTGAGTTCAATTTCGCGATCGTTCTCGGACACATTCTTGGCAAAAATCTCTGGTTTCTTGAAGAGTTCGATCGCCGCCTTTTTGTAGCACATGTGCACAAAGTACTCTGGGTCAATCTTCTTGATTGTGAGTTTACGCTTTTCCGAAGAGAGCCGGACCGAAATCATAATCTTGATGAAAGAAACGTACGTGATGCTCAGGAGCTTTTCAAACATAGGGTAGTCGTCCGAAATCTCCTTTGTACGCTCCTTGACAATCGTCTGGTTCCAGTGCGGAACTTCACGCATCAACTTTTGAAACTGGATGAGCGGCTGAACACCCTTGCACATCTGGTCACCGTCGACAAACATTTTGTAAAACGCCATATTCATATGAGGGATCATCACATTGCAGAGTGCAAAGAGATATTCACGCTTCGCTTCTACGAGAGTGTCCATTACTACCCTAAAACATTCTTTCGCCGCGAATTTTACTCGCCACCTTTTTGAGATTGATCAGGGCTGGGAGATCGGTAATCTCTTCTGGAACCTGCTCGGAGACGGGATCCTTGTTTTTTACATCCCACGTAACATACATGTTCGAAGCATCAATCTGTCGAACAATGTATCCGAGGTTGCGAAGCTGGCGCGCGAGGTAGGCTGTGGCTGAGTCGACGTCGTACATTGGAAAACCAAAAATCATTTGGGGGGTTGACAAAAAGACTTGACGATCGCCAACCTCTACGGCGTACCGAATCTTTTTATCAAACTGTTTGAGAATCTCCGAGTACGTTTCTTTGCGCACACGTCTCTTCTCGGATTCTATTTTCTGGATATCTTTGACTGATATCATCCTATTACTGATTAACACCCTTTAATGTCTCCAAAACCGCAGTCTTGACATCCTTGTACGGTGTGTAGACGTCTGACTTGTAGGCTTGGAAAGGACCCTCCATATTTGGAGGAATCGTCTCACTCTTGGAGATGATTGAAACCTTTCCGCCGCTGACCCGTCCGAGAATGTCGTACTGGACACCGAAAAAGCCTCTCAGGTTGATGAANAGCATACGGGCCGACAGAGAACCGTCAGGGTTCTGGTTGANNAAAATGGTTTCGACTGGGAACAGGTTCTGGTCCTCTTTGCGAACGGCCGTGGCCAGATCCTGGATAACCTTCTCAGGCACTGGTGCCTGAGACTGGATACCACTGTAGAAGGATCTTGGCGTGCTGAAATACCACAGTGTAAAAACTACGAGGGCTAACAAAACGAGCACCTGCATCCTACTATACCCGCGCCAAAAATTTTCCAACAAAATGATATTGTTTTTTAGGATGGCAACGCTTGTGTATTCGGACAGATGTACCC